TCCCGACGCACAGAAGGACGGCCTTTCCAAGAACCAGCTTGAGAAAATGCGAATGGATCACCCCGATTTGACCCGGCTCCTAGAAGAAAGTGGATGTCATGTTATCTTCAACAAGGTTCAACTCCAGAAACTGGCAGATGATGTGCAGACGTGCGGGCGTCATTGTGTCTGTCGCCTCCTTTATTACAAGATGCCGATTGGCAAGTATCGGCAGATGATACAGAAATCTGGTATGACCCCCGACGAATTCGTGGTTGCTAAGACTTATAACAATTTGGGCAAGTAAAATATTTACATAGTGTAGAATGTCATACTCATTTCGCAGTGTTGTAGATGGCGGAGCCGATAGCGAAATGATATACTACAACGCTACGATGACCTCTAGCAAGACGGCCGATCTAACGGTATCACAGCCTCCCCAGCCGGTGAAGTTCAATGAGACCCGCGATGCGCCTATTATCAAAGATGCCTCCCAATACAATTTCTCTATTATCAAGTTTACGATGAACGGCCCCGGCCGCGAATTGCCTCTATTTATTCCGCTCATCCAGACCAACGGAACGGTGTCTACAACTGGCCTACAGACTGACCCGAACCAGACAATCTATAATCTAGCAACGGCCTATCAGCGGGTTTGGAACTATACGAATAACGCTGGGGCGGCGGCGACAGCAATAATTACTCTAGCTCCTCAAAGCACCCCTATCCGGTATATTCCGGAAATTCAAAATCGCACTCTGGCACCGGTTCCTCAAGTCCCAGCAACGGGAATAGCGAAGCAAGATCTTTCTACCCGGTATTACTGGGTGTATACCTACAGCCACTTCGCAACCCTTGTAAATAACGCTCTATATGAGTCCTATGTGGCTCTATGGACCGCATTCCAAGCTGCGTGGGCTGCCCTCCCGACGGCCCAGCCTTCCCCCTATACGGGTGTAACTACCCAAGCCGGAATCAACTCATTCATTCTGGACCACGATGTGCCCTTTATCAAGTATAATGAAATCACCAAACTCTTTGAACTCTACGGCGACACGAGGGCTTTCAATATCAGCGGGTCCCTTGTGAGCGGTCCTCCACTTCCCGGTCGCTATGGCACGCCCCAAGGAACCCAGCAGAGCGTCCCGGCTTTTGTTCCCCCAGTCTATGTTGCAGCCGACCCTCCTTCTGGTGCGACCCAGCCCTACCTCCGGCTGTTCTTCAATACGGAACTAATGAACCTCTTGGCGAATTTCCCCAATATGTTTTACGGGGCTGTAGGCGGCTCTACTCTTTTATTCCCTCTACCGGTTACTATTTCTCCCAACGTTTTCAGTATCACCCTTGGAAACTCAAGCACTTTTTCCGGCGTCGGCCCTTGGCTCTATTCCTACGAAATCCTATTTGTGAACCAGTTATACACGAACATCCTCAACAACAATCCCCTACTACAAGGAAACCCGGCGGCTGCTCCTCCCGACTATAACCCCTTTTTCCTCATCCCGACGGATCGCCAGAACCTCTACTGGAAAGTCGTCCAAGACTACCGCTCTACCGATGCGATGTGGTCTCCGGTGGCGGGGATTGTTTTCACCTCGGCGATGCTCCCGATTAAGAAGGAGTATAACTCGGCGATTGTGGATTTGAACGCTGGCAATTTGGGCGGTGGCTCAAGTGGTTCCCAGAGCGCCTTCCAGCCGATCATAACGGATTTCACTATTGACCAGCAGTTAGAGGGAGCCGAGGGGTGGCGCAATTTCACCCAATACGAGCCTACGGCAGAATACAGAATGATTTCCATGACCGCCTCCCACGAGGAGATCCGCAATATAGATATCCAAGTATTCTGGAAATACCGGCTAACTGGGGAACTGATTCCCCTTACGGCTGCAAATTGCTCCGACATCAATATAAAAATGTTATTCCGCAAAACCGACTACCGCTCTTAAATTATTATCTTTTCCTCATTTTTTTTATGCTTCCTAAGTATAACAACAATGAGCGCTGACATTGAGAAGTTGGCAGTGTTTGATGACCGCATTGTGCAGACCCGCCCGAAGTATGCTGTGGAAAAGGGTGCGCTGTCCCTCACCAACGCCCCGTTTGCGGCGATTTCCCAGTCCCAGTCTCAGCACACCTACAATATATACGTTCCCTCCGAGAACGTGTATGTGGCTCGCGATCTGGACTGGTCTTCTACCGTGTTCCTCCAGATTGCCGTCCGTATAGACGACACGGCGGGGGGGCAGTATCCGGTAGGCGAGCCTCTTTTCCAGTTGGGCGTAGATGGATCTCTGGCGGCCTTCCCGCTGAACTCCCTCTGCGCGACGATGACGGCGACCATCAACGACACCACGGTTACCATCAACTCCCAAGATGTTATGACGGAGGTTCTCCGGCTGACGGACTATGCCCCTAACCGCCTACAGCGCACTTGCCCGACGATGTTGGATAAATACCAGCAGAACTCGGACGCGCTGAATGCGACCAACGACCCCATCTCCGGCTATACCAACATGGCTCACTCCTACAGCGAGCAGCCCAACGGCTCTTGGGCGAACTTGGCCTTCACGAATCCGGCGGGGGCGGCTCTGGTTGGCAACGGCTTCTACATAGATGCGAATGGCCTTACTATTAACTACGTGGATGGTGTCCCGGTGTCAACGGACGACGGCACCGGGACCGTGAACGGCCTCTACACCGTGTATCTGCGCTGGCGCACGACGGAGAAGCTGATCCTCTCCCCCTTTGTGTTCGCTGACAGCCACGGCTCCGACACGGGCCTCTTCGGCATCAACAATATCCAGCTCGTGATGAATATGCGTGATCCCGGCCGTTCGCTGCGTCTGCGTAACAGCACGGTAGGCTCGCTACAGAAGCTCTTCTATGCGGGGCTCAACACCCCGGCAACGTGGGCCAACCCGGTTCAGTATAACCAGTCCCGGGCGAACGGCCCCTTTGAGAACTCTTTTATCAACGTTCAGTTCCTCACGCCTTCTCTTGATATCCCTCTGCCCCCGAAGAGCGTGGTGCCCTACATGGAGTTCCCTCGTTACATCACCCAGCCCCTCACGTCGGCGATGGCGGCGGGTTCGGCGGAGCAGCTCACTTCCCAGACTATCACGCTCCCCCAGATCCCCGACCTTCTCATCATTTACTGCAAGGCTCTTGCGGATGCGGGCACGGTGGCGGCCAATCGCTCGTATGATCCCACTCTGCCCCAGTATGGCTCCTCCTATCTGCCTATTGACTGTGGCCAGAATGGCGATCGCCCCCAGAACCCGCTATCCGTTAACTTTGACAACTTTTCCGGGCTGCTGTCTTCGCAGACCCCCGAGCAGTTATACCAGATGTCCGTAAGGAACGGCCTAGATGTGGACTGGAACACGTGGTCTGGCCGTGGCCGTGTGCCTACCGGCGCCGTGGGTGCCCGTGTGTCTACGGTGGGTGGCTTCCTCGTGCTGAAGCCCGGCGTGGATCTCACACTCCAGTCCGGCCAAGCGTGCTCGCTCGTGGGTAACTTCACTCTCCAGTTCAACGTGCGTGTTCGCAACACCTTCGGCTTCCCCGTGAACCCCCAGTTGTTCGTGATTACGGCAAACTCCGGCTTCTTTGAGTCGGTGCGCGGATCTTCCCGCATCATCAAGGGCGTTCTATCCGAACAAGACATCATCGCCGCACCTCTGGCTCCGGCGGGAACTCGTTCCAGCCTTGCCCGCATGATCGGCGGGAAGATGATGGCTCTGGCGAATCGTATGGGTCTGGCTCCCAGTGGTAGCGCGCCCAGATCCGCCGAGAAGAAGGAGGAGGGTGGTCGCCCGATGGCGGGGGCGGGTAAAAGTTTGTCCGCCCGGCTAATGTAAATTCGCTACGTTTTTTTTCGCCTCCTCTAATATAACATGGCTTCACTTGAGAGTTTGAAGAACCCCGTCCAGCGCTTAGGTGTTCTTGGAACCGCTGCTTCTCAGACTGCGTCTTTCCGTCGTAACGAAGTAGGTAACGGCGATATTTGGGATGTCACCAAACAGTATTACCTCAACGACATAGCATTCTCCGATCTTGATGGCGGTGCGTATGTGTTTTCTGGCGGTGCCACTGTCGGCACCGCAGCCCCCCAAACCAGCATTCTTGGCGGTGATGATCCGGCGACCAATTGGCTCGGCGCTGGCGCCGTTTGGGTTCCTTTGGCGGGCTTCGGTCCCCGTGTGGTGGAGCCGGCTGGGGCGCAGAGTGCGACTCTGTCGGCGGCTGGTGGTGTGCTGACATTCGTCAACTGCGCCCTTATACAAGCGGACTTGGGTGCGAACACCCCCGTCGGCTATGCGAACTACATGGCTCACGTGCAGATGTCGGTGACGTTTAGCGCCGTGGCGACTGCTGCGGAGTGGTTCAACCTCACCCTTGCCCCTACTGGTGGCACGGTGACCCCTTCTCGTGCTGTAACAGTAGTCCCGGCGGTCGGTGTGGCGCTCCAGAATGTGTCGGTGGATGTGTATGTGCCTCTGGCGACCGACGGCACCACGACCTCTATCGTGCTAACGGGTGCGATGAACGGCGCTTCTCTCCTAACGGCCACGATCGCCAACGTAAAAGTGACCTATGTGCCTATGGTGCCTTAAACGATAGGATTTCCTAAAATAACTTCACTAAGCAGATATGAGTGTATCCGGCCTTCAAACCCCATTCCAGCGCCTAGCAGCACTGCCTCAAACGATGAATTGGAGGGGAGTTTGGTCTATCACCGAAAATTATCTGCTTAATGACGTTGTGGAAGACACGACAAATAATTCTACATATATATTGACGGGGACACTATCTATAGTGGGTGGCCAGAACCCCGTTTTATCCCCAAATTGGTCTGAGCTAAGTGGAACGGCGGTTGGAATTGCGGCCGTCTTGCCCGGGACTGGAATTGATGTAGACAATACCAATCCAACCCAACCACAAATTAGCAATCTTGGCGTATTACAAATCCAAGGTGGCGTTGGTGTGGTTGTAGATAATACAGATCCCCAGAACCCTATCATAGATTCTACAGCAGTTCAGCAACTCGCGCCCGGTCCCGGTATTTCCATAGTCAGCACCAACCCTCTCATTCCCATTATTGGTAATACGGGCGTGAGGCAAATTATAGTAAACCCCGGAACCGGCTTATTAAGCACGGGAGGCCAAAACCCAACCCTTGTTAATACTGGCGTCTTGAGTGTAAGCGCGGGTGTTGGTATTCAAACGACAGAGCTAGGGGGAGCGGTTGAAATAACAAATACGGGAGTAGCGACACTGACACAAGGACCGGGGATTTCCATCACCGGGCCATCTATCGCCCCTACAATTTCCAATTCGGGAGTGCTGTCGGTGGCATCTGGCGATGCCACTATCACCGTAGACAACACGGATCCCCAAAATCCAATTATATCTGGAAATACAAACACCATAACGCAAGTATATTCAGCCACAGCATTTACTGCTACTCTATTCGTTCCACCTCAAGCGGGAGGATCATTCGTTTTCACTCCAACAGCGGGAACTATATTTCTTGATTATTTCTTGAATGGTCCCCCAGAAGCCACGGGGATTTTCATGGTGGATCTAACTTCTATATCGTTCATTCTAACGGGAAATGGAACAGTAGGAGCCACGAACACAATACAAGTAGCAGTGGGTGAGGGGGCGAATGTATACGTATCACCGATCTATTTGAATAATTTCTATACACCTACTGGAACCTTATTCCCCGTATCTGGCAACCTAGGCCAAATTTATATTGATGTTACGGCTGCCCGGGCAGCGGGGGTAACAGCCCCGGCCTATTGGAGAATCATCAATGATACAAATGGAACCCTATCCCTAAGCAGTTATGGAAGCGCATTCGCACAATATTATCCCCTAGGCTTACAGTAGAAGGATGTCCCAAGATATCCAAAGTGAATTAGATACACCCTTTGAGCGTCTAGCGGCATTACCGAACATGATGAGTTGGGCCGGCGAATGGAATGCAACTGACCAATACTTTCTAAATTATGTCGTAACGGATCCAATAACCACTGGATCATATATATATACCGGATTTTCTTCATCTATTAGAGGAGGCTTACCGCCTTCGCAAGTGATCGGGCCGTCTATTTGGACTGCTGTCGGCTCTACAGTCGCTGCTGGAATTCAATCGCTGAAGGAAGGTGATGGAATTCTAATAGACGGATCCGATACGACTCCTACTATATCAAATACTGGTGTTTTATCATTGGGAGTTACGGGCTCATTGGTAAATATAGGAACCGCCCAATTTCCCGTTTTAATATATGAGAATTCCATCACACAAGTCCAACAAGATCTGGGGATTGCTATAGACAATACCGACCCAAACATTCCCGAAATTAGAAATACGGGTATACTAAATATCTTTGAAAGCGAGGGCATTTCTGTAACTGGCGAGAATGAATTGACGTTGGCAAATACGGGAGTTATATCCATCGGTCTTGCGCCCGGAACAGCTTTAACAATAACTAACCCCGGCCAGAACCCGACTATAAATAGCACGGGAGCCGTCAGTATTACCGAGGGCTTAGGGATAGCAAAAGAGCCGGGTCTGCCGGCGAATGAGCCACAATTGAATAATACGGGGGTTATTTCCATAGCCCCTCGTGATTCCTCCATAACAATCGCCGGTGACTTCCCCGGACCCGGCAACAAGGAGATAAAAATGTTCAATCCTATCCGAACAATTGTATTTAGTGGTCCTTTGACTATGGTTCCATCCACAATAGTTGGGATAAATCGTTCTGCTGTAATTAATGTAACACAAACCCTCGGGACGCTGTGGGAATCTATAATGCTGACGGGATCACCATATTCCTCTGGTAAATTTATGTTGAATTTTGGGCTGAAATTTACAGCAACATTGCCGGGCACTGCATCTGTTAATAGACCTAGTCTAAGCTTGTTTTTACAAGACAACACGCAAAACCCTCCGGTGGAAGTGGGGATCCCTAATAATGCGTTTGCTAATGGCGGACCCATAGAAGGTAATAGTTCAGAAAGATCTTTCTTGTTTCCCTATGTTGCTATTAATATAGCACAAGTAAGAGCTTTGGGGTTTCGTAGATTGACGGGCTTCCGTGTATTCTATGGTGGCGGTATTGTGCTTTCATCCACCCTTCGCCTCACTACCTCCGGTATTTGTTGGGCTACGTATTTTTCCCAGAATCAGTTTTGACGACGATCTCTACACTATTGCTTATTATATTACTTAGATTTTGCTCTAGGCTTTCAATATATTTGCGATTTAGATTTAGTCCCTTTGCCTCATTCCAGTCACGCAGACTCTCCAAATAATTCTCGTATTCCCGAATGTTATGAGATACCTTCTTAAGGTTTTTCACAACAGATAGTAGCCAAGGTAAGGAGATCTTGATTTCTATTTTATCCATCTCTACTAGATGGCGATACATTTATCGTATATGCAACAGATGGCAGCGGCTGCCTATGAGAAAAAACCTCCAGCCGAGATAGGAGGATTTAAGTTACTAGAATCTACTCCGACACTCAAATTCTATTCTGCCGGTAAGATAATCATCGTCGCTGTAAGAGGGACAGATGACGCGAGGGATTTCGCCGCGTGGCATTTAGTGGCCTTTGGTCAACTAGACAATTCGCCTAGATTCCAAGAGGATCTACAAACCCTTATTGAATTCCAAAGGAAATACCCAATATATGAATATACGTATATTGGCGTAGGTCATTCCTTGGGCGGTGCTTTGATTGATAGGTTTCTGCGTATGGGGCTTCTCCGTAATGGCTTGTCTTATAATGCTGCCCCAGAGCCTCAAGAATTAAGGGGCAATCCAGTCCATCGCCGTATATACCATGAGGACGATCCCTTATACAAAATAGCCGGAAGGTTTATTCCGGGTATTGAGGTTCGTAAGTCCCGCGATCCGTTCTGGCTCAAGTATCTACGCAACTTCGTCCCGCTAGGGATTGCGAACGCATACAACGCAATCGTAAAGCATAAGTTGCCTACCTTTCAAGGGGGGGCTACACGTCGTGAGAAGTTTATAAAAGCCAACAAGCTAGAGGATAGATCTTATAGTCTCAAAGAACTCTCCACCATTAGCAAGGTGCCAATGAAGATATTACGTGAGGTCTATAATCGCGGGATAGGGGCTTATAAAACCCAAGGAAAAAGCGTGAGACTCAAGGGATCTTATGTTAAGAATGTAGAGGCACCTATGTCTATGAAGCTATCAAAGGAACAATGGGCGATGGCGCGGGTGTATTCATTCCTTGATGGGAATCCCAAGCACGATGAGGACTTGCGTAGCAACGTTGGGGGAATGGGCAGTTGGGTTAGTGCTGCCAGAGTGGCACCGGCTCCCCAAGACGCGGGAGATGGAGGGGGAAATGATGAACAACAAGAGGAGCAAGAGGAGCAAGAGGAGCAAGAGGAGGAAGAGGAGCAAGAGGGGGAGCCACCCGATGAACCCGATCCTCTACCCGAAGAATTTGCAGCAGAGTTTGAAGATGCGCCATATTGGGTAAATTATATGGCGAGGACTTCATTTATGTTAATTAAATCATATAATCAAATGGAAGTTCTCCTACCAAGTCTTAGAGGAGCCGAAAGAAGAGCAATGCGGACGGAGATGAATAGAGCCAAGACTGAGTTATTTGGGTTAAGAGATCTGGTCGGCGAGGTATATCCAGAATGGCTTCAGCGCTTTAGAAATAATATAATATCATATAGTGATGGGATAATAGCAGAATATATAGCATTGGGACAATGGCCGAGGAAGAAACCGCGGAGACGACAAATGAAAGTGCGCTGGCAACAATGAGTCCGGATCTCTTCCTAGTGGGTAGAACTAAGAGTTATTTACACGGTAAACATCTAATTAACCATTACTTTTAGTTATTTACACGGTAAATAACTAATAGTAATCATAGTTTATTACAAAAAGATATTTAAACGGTAATAAAACCGGTTTTATTACCATAAAAACAACTAAAAGTAAAGAATTTGCTTTACTATTAGATATTTACTGGGTAAATAACTAATAATAAGGGTATATTTAGATATTTACCGTGTAAATATCTCTATCTAGTCGTCTTCTACCAAATCGGAAGGGGAGGGATCCTTCCGCTTCAATCCGAAATAGACTTGACCTACTGCGGTTCGCTTGTTCTTGATGTTGTTAAATGACATAAGACTCTTGAACTTAGCGTCGGCCATATCCTTCGTGCGGGTTTCTTCTATGAATGCCCGTTTCAACTCCGAGGCTCCGATCTTGTCCTTGTCGTTGTTAGTTATGTCATAGTTCTTAGTAAGCCACGCCTTCACTGGGTTATTGCCATCCATGTAGTCGCCAGTGGCATCCGTGACGGAGTTAGGGCGGGGCAAGTCCTTCAAGTCCTTAACGCCCTTGTATACTTCCGTAAGCATTAGGAAGAACTCATCACGCCACTCGGGGGACTTACATGACTTGTCGCGGACATCGGGATCGCCTAGACGGTGGAAGGCTTGGTCGCCTACCTTGTTCGCCGATACGAACTTGAACGGGAATTCAATGATAGACATACGACGCTGGATGCCACCATCTAGACGATTGAGTTCGGGGATGGCGTTGGCTTGGATAATGACCTTGAACGGTGGCACATACCGAATGATGTTCTTACTATTGAGAGTTCTAGCCTCCACTATATCATTACCACTAATCTTCTTCAGTAGCCCGCCTTGTAGCTTCTCATCCGATTCGGGTTCCGTTGTCATCATAATACGCTTAGACTTGCCAATAACAAGCGCGGGGATGGGCTGGTCTTTGCGTTCCAATGGCTTTGTAAATAGGGTATTATCTACCGAGTAGTAATAATCGCCCCACGTGTTGCGCAATAGTTCATCTACGGCACCCTTGCCATTTGCACCGCTACCCGTAAAGACATAGAACTCTTGAAAGCGATTCTCGCCAAGTAGGCAAGTAGATAAGACTTGTAGCACATACTTCTCCGTGTCGGCATTCTCAAACATACTTGTTATGAACTTCTTGATCCCAGCCCGCGCCGTGGGATTGCTTTGTCTAGGGTAAGGATAACCGGTCGTCGTGCTAATGTAGTCTTGGGGCGTAATCATACGGAACACGCCCTTTTGTAAGTCATAGACACCATCGGCAAAGGCGAAGAGTTGGCGATTGCCATCAATCAAATCAGATAAGTTCTCTACCTCGTAGAATGAAGGCAAGAAGGATATTACGCCGTTACAGAAGTCACTGGAACCGAACATCTTGTAGGCGACATTTATCTTGGCTAGTTTGTCATTGTGTTCCTTGGTGAGTGCCTTCTGGCCGTCGCGATCATTCATTCCGAGTTTCAAGGACTTCTTTTGATATAAGGCCAGCTCGGCGCGTTTGGTATCCATCGCCAGTTCTTGTAGTGTGTCGGCAATATGACGCTTCAGTCCGCTTGGGTTGTTCTTTTCGCTATGCTTCCAGATATTGGATTTCTCTAGACAATACCAGCCCATCATTTCCTCCCAGACATACGCGTCGGGGTGGATGTTGTAGAAATACTTGGCGATGTCTTTGTGATTTACAAGATTGAGAATATCCCAGAAGTCTTGACGCGATTCCATAAGCCCCCAGAAGGCATTGGGATTACTATCCTTGAGCATTTTCCAAAGCGAAGCCGCCGACACCTTGCGACCCGTGGCCTTATTGAAACTTACCCACTTAGCCTCACATCCGCCATCTTCAAACTTCTTGGAGCGCTTTGACACTGCGACCCAGTCATCGCACGTGTAGCCCTCGTTGTGGAATACCATGCCGATTTTCACCCAGTCGGCATAGTTATCAAGATGTTTGATGGGTAAGGCTTCCACAACGGCTACTAGATTGCGGTCGCCCTCATTGCGAGGCTCGGATGTCATGGTTTCCACGGAAGTCTCCTCGGGTTCCTTAGCGTCTTCTATATCCTCATTGCTAGATGATTCCTCATCTTGCACTACGTAGCGGGGATCTAACTTGCCAAGGTATTCAAGGACGGCTTCGGGGATTTCCATTAGGGCCTCGCCTTCCTCGGGGACTTTCAACCATTTATATTGCGCGACAATCGTGCCGTCTGGTGTCGTGGCCTTGCTGGGTTCTACAAATATACACCCGCCGTCATTGCGGGTATCTATCCCGATCTCATCCGTTCCCGTTGTCTGGTTGATGTAAGCACTGAAGGAATACACGTAGTGGAATCCTTTGTTCGTTTTTTGTATCATGTTACAATCAGTCATTAAGGCCATAAGTTTTTTTGCGCATTCCAGATCTGGCTTGTCAATGTCAATCGCCGTTATTCCTACATCTAGACCAGTCCTCATCGCAAAGCCAGTCGCCTTCTTATTATAGGCATGCTTTTCTAGCTTCTGCCATTTAGCCGGGAAGCCAAAGGACTTCTTCCATTCGCCCTTCTTATTCTGTGTAGCCGTCATACGACCGGCAACAATCACGCACCCTAGGCGTTCGTATACGTCGTGTGGGGAAGCCATTCTATCTACATTAGTAAAGTGGCTCATCTTTAGGCGGTTCTACCGTATGGGAAGAAAAAAAAACGAACGCCGGGAGATAAATCTGCCGGAGTTCGGTTTTTATATTATTAGGGGATTATTCGGGGTGTGTCCATTTCCTCTTATTATGCTCCGCAATAAGGATACGGAAGGTTGTCTTCCAGTTTTGGAGGGCATTCTTCTCGCTATCTGAGCTAAATGCGTCTATGGGTGTATTTTCTACCCTATCTTCTGCCGCGTCAATATAATCCAGCAGATTCCGATCGGATGCCTCGCGTGCCATGTTGGTAATCGTGGTCATTACTTGGCGGGCGTCTGCGTGTTCCATTGCTAACATATAGTAGCGGTCCATCCTTAAGCCGGTTCTACCGGGTGGGAAGAAAATAATTGAAATTGCCGGGAGCCTTTATTTGCCCCCCCTTATCCATTTACTCTGTTCTGCTTCTACAATCCTCTTTGCGACGGCGTATTGCTTCAAAACATGACGTAGACAGTCAGCCGGAGTGTAATAAATCTTTTGACCGATAATCTCAATATATTTCTGTAGTTCTTCCATAGATGCTTGGGGTGCTAGTTCTTTACACATGGCCACGATCGTCTCGTGTGTGGAGTTTTCTATGAGGGCAGAATGATCCATTTTTGCTAACATGTAGTCGCGATTCATCCTTAGGCCGTTCTACCAACTGGGAATATTTTATGCCGGGGTTTCGGCAACCTCCGTTGGGGGTGCCGGGGACGCCGGGGTTTCCAGCTTGGCCCTAGCCCGCTCCGCCTTCTTGCGCTGGTAGTATTGGACAGCGTAGGCTTTCTTCGCATCGGAATTACGCTCGTAATACCGGTGCTGTGCGGTGCGACAGCGCTCTTTCATAGTCGCGTAGGATGCTAGAATGTTAGCAATCTCGCCGGGTGTGTAAGTAGGTTCCATCTTATACTTATATGGAAGAAAATCTTTAGGCATTGTTTTTAGTGTAGGGGGTGTGTAGGGTGTGTAGGGTAAATCGTAACTTTGGGCCCTCGGGAGAGTGAAAATCCGGCCAGCGCCCAAACTCTGCGGTAGACCCTACACACCCTACACTCCCCTACATTTCCAAATAATTCTTCAAAGTGTCTATAATTCTATTCAATCTCTTCCTTTCTTGTTCTAGAGCTTCTAATAACTCGTAATTCTGTAATAGTCCCCAGATCTCCCCTAGGTTTGCGTCTATTTTCTCCAAATGATCTATCAAGGATGCTATATTAAGTCCCGGCATCTATTTATTGTCTACAACAATATTTGTAAGAGCTGGTTGTGTATTTGGGGGTGTTGTTGCTTCAATATCCAGCGAGACCTCTAATTTCCGGCCGAAGCAGTTGCTCCTAATCCTTTTATGATTGACAATTCCGTATATTGCCGTAGCGGCACTAACAGCTATCGCTACGTAGGAGGCAATATCGGGACCTTCCATTTCTATATTTAATGACAGCAAAAAAAATAAAGCTATTATAGAATGCTCCATCTTTTCATTGGTTATTATATTGGAACCAAAATAGGAAGTGAAATTTATCGCTACAAATATCCAGATGCTTCCTATCAACCCCCTCCGTTTTGGAGTTGGTCCAAATAAAATCCCCTATATTAGAATGCCTTGGAAATTGCGTAAAGCCCCCAACCGCGACCTATATTGGGTTGTAGACATCAATGGCAAGAAGTATAGTAATGAGCCAATACCGCTAGAAAGGGCAAAGGCTCAAATGAGGGCTCTGTATATGCACGGGGGGGGCGCTGTTATGCCTAAATTGCTTCGGGTAGAACGCTCTCCAAATCCTAAAAAGAAATGGAGAGCCTTCTTTGATAATGGAAAGCATACAGACTTCGGAGCCGCTGGAATGGACGATTATTTGATTACGAAATCCAAAGAAGCCCGTGAGAGGTATATTAAACGCCACAAAAAGGACTTGAAAACGAATGATCCGACAAGGGCTGGGTATTTGTCTATGTTCTTGCTGTGGGGTCCATATACAAGTCTAGAGAAGAATATAGCCTTTTATAAAAAGAAGTTTAATAACTAGGCACAACAGCGCGAATGTTTCTGATGAGTGTTTCCCAAACACTTTTCATATCCGTCCCCACTCTAGGATTGTAGGCTTTCAGCCCAGCCCCGATCGGAACAGAAGCCATAAAAGCTTGGACCCGTCCTACAGAAGACAGTTTCTGTTTTAGAACTTCGCGCGTAGGATACTGGGAAAGCCAAGCGGGTAGCTGGGAGCCTACAGCACTCGTAGAAGTGATAGAAGGAGGACCAGAAGGAGGAGGGGGGCCGTAGAGAGGAACGCCGCCGGGCTGAGGACCAGCTGGAGGGTAGCGACGAGCGGGAACGATAGGGGCTGGACCAGTGTCTCCGCTGTTCTTAGCAATATAATCAGCAAAGAAGGGCAAACTCGTCTCACCCATAGCCGCCGCCACTTGTGCCTTGGTATATCCGCGCTCTTCCATCGCACTCGCAACATTATTTACGAACTGGCTGGGATCGGGATATAGTTTTTCTACTAACTCCCCAAATTCACCACTACGCAGTTTCTCTTGATCCTCGTCCGTAGTAGCAAGAGTGCGTAGATCATTGCGCATCATCGTCTCCAGAGCATCTGACAAACTTCCAGCATCGGGGGCGGGGATTTGAGAACCGGGATCAAATCCAGACATTTCCAGAGGTGC